AAGGCGTAGCTGATAAAGACTTCCCGCAACTGCTTGCGGATATTCTACAACTTAACAAACAAAAAGCATGAAGCGCAGCGATGAATTGAAGCAGCAGCGCGGGGCAAAGATGGACGAATTGACGGCCATTTCCGCACAGGCTGCCAATGCGATGCTGACCGAGGAGCAGCGCAGCAACGCCTTGAAACTGAAAGGCGAAATCCAAAACCTCGACACGGATATCCAACTGGCCGAAGCCGCCGAAGCTGAACAAGCACGTCAGGCTGTAACGGTATCCCGTGCAAAGCAGCCCCAGGCCACGCCGGAACAAAAGGCACAGGAACAGTACTCCTTCCTTCGCGCCGTTCGCATGGCAGCCTCCGGCAAAAACCTGGACGGCATCGAAGCCGAAATGAGCCAGGAAGCGGAACGCGAGTTCCGGGCGGCAGGCATTACCCCGACGGGCAACCTCTACATTCCCACAATGCTGACCAAACGCGGGATGCACAAGCGAGACATGACGGCAGGTACTACCACGGCGGGTGGGTACACCGTTCCCACTGAGTTGGGGGCGCTTATCCCGTTCCTTGACCCGCGTCTGGCGGTAATCAATGCGGGCGCTACTGTCCTGACCGGCCTGACGGGTAACATCGATTTCCCGCGCAACGACGCAGCTGCAACGGCGGTATGGGAAGGCGAAAACGACGCGAACGCGGAGACCTCTCCGACCTTCGACCGCATCCAGATGAGCCCCAACCGCCTGGGCGCGTTCACCGACATTTCCAAACAGCTGATGGTACAAAGTTCCATTGACGTGGAAAACTTTGTCCGGGAACGCCTCAACAACGCCATTAACGTAGCGCTCGATTACGCGCTGATTAACGGCGACGGCGCAACGCAGCTTATTACGGGTATCCTCAATACCAACGGCATCGGAAGCGTTGCCTGTGGCACGGACGGCGGCCCGCTGACCTGGGGTAAAATCGTTGACCTGGAAACGGAGGTTGCGGTTGACAATGCCGACTTCGGAAGTCTGGCCTACCTGACCACTCCGGGCGTTCGGGGCTACCTGAAGAAAACCGAAAAGGCATCCGGTACGGCGCAATTCGTTTGGATGGACGGGCCGACCCCGGCAGCCAACACAGCCCGCGTGGACGTGCTGAACGGATACCGCGCCTTTGTGTCCACTCAAGTACCTTCCAACCTGACCAAAGGACAGGGTACGAACCTTCACGCCGTCCTGTTCGGTAACTTCAACGAGTTGATTCTCGGCCAATGGGCGGGCCTTGACATCGTGATTGACCCGTACACGAGCGCAAAGAACGCGCTGATTACCATCGTGGTAAACTCCTGGTGGGATGCAGCGTTGCGCCACGCCGCATCAATGGCCGCAATCAAGGACGCAGACATCACCGACGCGGTGTAACTTATCTTTTTGCCGACATTCCTTAACCGGGCGGGGGCTTAAAACGCCCCCACTCACTCCAAAAAACAAAATACCATGTTCAGTAAGATTCTTGCATTTTTTGCGGTTTGTGCCGCTGTGGTTTTCCTGGCCTCCGCTGGTGAACCGAACGCGGACTATCAGACCTCCGCACCCTTCTACTCGTATTCGCTTTCCGACACGATTACGAACACGGAAAACGACACGGTAGAAATCCCTGCCCGCCTCGTGTCGGACTGGTCCGGCGGTTGGCATGTACAGGCTACGAGCCTATCCGGTACGGTTCAGCTTGCAAACACCGTCGAAGAATCGCTATCCTACAACGGTACGGACTGGGTAAGCGTGGATACGCTCAATAACAGCGCCGCAGGTACGAAAAGGGCCGAACAGGATAGGGTCTACGGATTCCGCCAACGCATCGTAATTGACGGCAGCGGCACACAAAGCACCCGCTATACGGTCTATTTCGTTGCCAAAAAGGATTAACGCATGATAAAAGTAAGGTTCTTGAAAAGCCCCACGGGGCGCTTCGGCCTTGCTTACTCTGCCGGGGATGTTGGGTATATGCCCGCATCCCTGGCAGAACAAGCGCAAAAAGAAGGCTACATTGAAATGTTGGGCAATCAGGGCGCAATCGAAACAGCAGATCGGCCGCAACAATACAAGAAAGTAGAAAAAGCCGTACGGCGCAAAAAATAACACATGGCAGGTTGGAAGGTAACGACCCCGGCGGCGGAATTGGTAATCAGCACCGCAGACGCAAAAGCATGGCTAAAGGTGGATACATCGGATGATGATGCACTTATAGCCGCGTTGGTGGCATCCGCAGCGGAGACCGCGCAAAATTACCTTTCGCAGGCACTGGTTACGCAGACCATAACGGAGACATTCGACGCATGGGGAGACGTTGCGCAACCGTCTTTGTTACGCCTTGCCATTCACCCGGTAATAAGTGTAACAAGCATAACGTACATTGACGATAACGGCGCAACGCAGACATTGGCAGCGAATCAGTATAACGTTGACCTATACGCAAAACGTTGCGTTATCGAGCCCGCGTATAACGTTAGCTGGCCTACTGCCAGGGTGCAACGCAACGCCATAACGGTAGTGTACCAAGCAGGCTACGGCTCTGCAACGGCCCTACCAAAGGACATTCGCACAGCGCTACTGCTCATGGTGGCAGATGGATACGAAAACCGTACCGACAGCATAAAGCAACTGCCGACCGCATCGAAATACCTACTTGACCGCGTAAACTATGCCTATCTGCTATGAACAAGAACGAGCGTATAGGCAACATGCGGGAGCGCATCACTATCCAGGTGGTTGCAGAAACGCAAAGCGGCACGGGGTATCCTGCCGAAACATGGACTACCTACGCAACGCGCTGGGCAGCGGTATCAGCAAAACCAACCGCAAACAAAGAGATGGAAGAAGCGGGGCAAAAGACGGCAACACAGGGCGTAATGTTTACGCTTCGTTACGATGCAAACGTAACACCAAAGCACCGCATACTGTACCGTAACAACTACTATGATATTGTAAGCGTAACGCCCGATGCGTTACGAATGCACATGGAGATAGAAACAGATTTTCGCAAATGATAGGAGCAGCGATATACGGCATTTTATCCGGCGCAACGGGCGTAACAAGCCTAATCAGTACGCGCATCTACCCGGACATTGCACCGCAAAATGCGGCCTACCCTTTTGTGATATACAGCATAGAAGGTACTGACCCATCCGACACAAAGGACGGTGCAAGTTCCCTGGACGTGGTAGAGTTCACGGTAGCGGTGTTTTCCGAAAGCTACGATAACATGGCAAGCATCGCATCAGCGGTGCGCACGGCCTTAGACGCAAAAGCCCCTGGAACTTACAGCGGCATCACCCTACAAAGCATCCGGTTTGCCGGACAGCAAAGCATGAACATGGAGATAGGCAAACACGTGTATGTAATTGAGCAAACATATAACGCACGACACCAAAGATGATAATCAAGATACTAAAGCCTTTTTGGAAGTGGAAACCAGGCGCTGAACCCGACGTAACGGAAGATTTAGGCTTCGACCTGATCCGTCAAGGCATCGCAGTTGAGGCTAACGACCAAACCCGGCGCGACTTACATGCAAAGCCCAAAGAGGAAACAGAACCCCAAAAGATAGAGGTTAACAACTTCTATGCCCCTGAAACGAAAAAGAAACGCGGTTTTTTCACGAATAAATTTTAAACAATGGCAAACGTAGTAAACGGAACTAATTTCCGCATATACGCCTCTGGAGTCGCCATCGGCGAAGCCACAAACTGCTCTATGAGTTTGACCGTGGAAACGCGGGATACTCTGACAAAGGATAACGTTGGAAGCTGGACATCTTCGGCGCTTGGCCGTCGTTCCGGCACACTCACATCGGAAGGCCTTATTGCCTTTGACACGACCAATCAGGGCGTTGACGACCTTTTCACGCACTATGTGTCAGGCACAGCCCTTGAGGTGCGATTCCGGCAAACCTCCTCCTCGACCGCCGTACCGTATTGGGTATGCACGGCGTACATCACCAGTCTGGAATTTTCAGCAGCGGTCGAAGAAAACAGCACGTATTCTGCAACCTGGACAATTACGGGTGCGGTATCAATGGCATCTTAAAAATCATTAAGGATATGACGGCAAAACAGATTCAAACCGGGCGGGGGATGCTGCCTTTTTCTTGGGGCATGGCAGCCCTCACCCGCTTTTGTGAAGAAAACAACTTGACACTAAACGACTTTGCGCAACTTGAAAAAGAAATGCGCCCTACCCTACTCCTTAGCCTGATATGGCACGGATTTAAGGACGGACACAGAAAGGAGCGTAAAGACTTTGACCTTACTGTAGATGACATCGCCGACTTGATAGACGAATCGGAAGGACTAATGGAACGCTGCATGGAAGCCGTGGCGAACAGTATGCCCGGTGGCCAGGGAAACGGGAACAAGGCGAAGGCGAAGCGGGCCTAAGCCTTGAAAGTGTCTATAAATCCGCTATCCGGCATGGCATCGCACCTGCCGACTACTGGGAAAACGATTTGCGGCACATTGTTTGGGCGATAGAGGCCAATCACGCAGCAAGCGAAGAAGAAGAAAAAACACAATGGGAGCGCGTACGGTGGTTAGCTTGTACCATGTTGCAGCCACATCTGCAACGTGGGAAGAATTTAGCACCTACTGACTTGATACGCTTCCCCTGGGAGACCGAAAAAGCCCAACCAAAGGAAACGTTGAGCGAAGAAGCGAAGCAAGCGCTATACGACAAATGGGATTCCGAAGCCCGCGCAAAGTGGGGTAAATAGACCGAAATGCAAGCCAAAGTTAAAATCACCGGGATAGAGGAACTTAAAAAGAATATGCGTGGCTATCTTGACGAAGTAGGCACACGAAAAGAAAAGCAAAAAGTCCTTTTAGCTGGTGGTAAAGTTTTGCGCAATGCAGCGAAAAAAAAGATACCTAAAGCCGCGCAACCTCACTACTACTATGCGAAAGCTGGAAAAGTTGAAATAAAGCCTGGAAACCTTCGACAATCCATGTACGCTTTCAAGCAAAAAGATAGTAATGTATCGGTAGGCCCTCGCGTTATACGTCGCGTATCTGGTAAATTACAAACATTAGGCGAAAGCCCTAAAACATCTTCGGGCTTTTACGCCGCAATGCTTTACAAGAATGCAAAATCATTCAAAGATAAAGTAACCGACGCGGCGCTTACAAGTGCATTGACATCTATCAACAACGCCATGCAAAAGGCTTTCCAACGTATTCACCGCCAATGGGCTAAAAAGTACAAGTTCTGACATGGCAAATAAAATGAATACCGAGTTAGGCCTCGACCTAACACCATTTGAAAAGTCTCTTGTACGCCTTCAAAAGCGCCTGGGCGAACTATCCCGCAACCTTGAGGGCATAGGGCAAAGCATGACCCAAAACTTAACCCTGCCTATCCTGGGTATCGGTGCGGCGGCGGTGAAATCCTTTGCCGACTTTGATAAGTTGGAACGCGGCCTTACTGCCGTAATGGGTACAAGCGAAGCGGCGGCAGCTGAACTTGAAAAGTTGAAAGAGGCAGCACGTGCCCCTGGCCTGGGATTCGAGGAAGCGGTGAGGGGTTCTATCCGCTTGCAGGCCGTTGGGCTATCAGCGGATGAGGCGCGGGGTACTTTGCAGGCATTTGGAGCAGCCATAGCTGCCACGGGTGGTACAGCCGAAAACCTCGAATCGGTGCAATATCAGCTCACGCAGATGATTAGCAAGAACCGGATATTGCAGGAAGATTTCGGCATCTTGCAGGAAAATGTACCCTTGTTGGGTAAAGCGGTTCAGCAAGCCTTTGGAACGGCCAACATCGAACAAATACGCGCCACAGGCATCAGCGCACAGGACTTTAACAAACGTTTGGTAGAAGCCCTGCAAAGCCTGCCGGAAGTACAAAAAGCAACCGGGGGATTAGGAAACGCCTTCGATAACTTTACCGATAGCCTTAAATTTTCGTTGGGGGAACTTGGTAGGATAATCGCCGAAACGATAAACCTTGAAGGAATATTAAATGGGCTATCTGATGCGTTAGCAGCGGTGGTGGGGTGGTTCAAGCAGCTTAATCCGGGCGCACAAAAATTTGTCGTAGTCTTAGGTCTTATCCTGGCGGGGATCGGACCTGTATTGTTTGTGGCGGCAAAGTTGGTAGGGCTATTCAGCACCCTGTCAGCGGGTTTTCGGGTAATCATAGGACTTGGCCCTAAACTTGGTGCAGCGTTCACGGCTGCAACCGGGCCGATAGGCTTAACCGTTCTTGCTATCCTGGGCGCTATTGCAGCCGTCGCTGCCTTATACAACAAGTTTGAAGGAGTGCGCCGCGTGGTTAATGGTGTGGGGCAATCGTTCATAGAATTTGCAAAGCTGGCCAAAAATTCATTTTCGGCATTGATTGAAGGCTTTGCGCTGTTAAAGGAAGGCGAGTTCAAGAAGGCTGCAACGCAATTTGGAAAGTCTTTGCAGGTACTTGACCCGATTTCACAAGGCAGGGCTTTTGCCGTTGGATTTGCAAAGGGTTTCGAGGATACAACTAACTACCTTGAACCAACGGTTAAAAAGATAAAGGAGCAGGTACAAGGCGCGCAAAAGGCCCTGGGATTAGTTGGCGATACATCAGCGCCGTTTGATTTAACATCACAGGAAAAACCAAAGAAACAAAAGAACGTAAAACGCGAAACGTTTGATATAGCATTGCTTAGTAGGGAGGAAATAACTCTTACTAAAAATGAACTTGAAAAGTACGCTGAAACGATAAAAAAGGCACAAACAGATAGTGCACTTGCTACGCAACAGACTAACGACAGATTTAAGGATACACGCGATATATTATCACAAGTTGGATTAGCTGCGAATTCGACACGTGATTACTTTGAAAAAATGGACGTTGCTGCCTTAGCTGCGGTAGAAGAAAAGCTAAAACGCGCAAAAGAGGCATTGGATAATTTCAATACATCGGCACAACAAATTGTGGAAGGCGCACTTGAAGGGCTTGCAGTTGGCTTTGGGGAGTTCCTGGGTAAAATAGCGGATGCACCTTTGACGTTGCGCGGACTTATCGGAACTATTCTTATACCTATTGCGGATGCACTTATCAATCTTGGTAAACTTGCAGTTGCCACAGGTATAGCGGTTGAAGGTATAAAGAAGGCTTTACAAACCCTAAACCCTATTGCCGCAATAGTTGGTGGCGTTGCGCTTATTGCGCTTGGTAGTTTTGTCAAAAGCAAAGCAGCAAACCTTACCAAACTCGCAAAAGGTGGATTAGCCTTTGGCCCTACCACGGCAATAGTAGGCGATAACCCCGCTGCCAGGACTGACCCCGAAGTAATTGCACCGCTATCAAAGTTGAAGGACTATCTAAACCCCGGAGGCGGGGCAATGATAGCGGAGGCCCGTATATCGGGTAATGACTTGCTGATATTAGTGAACAACGCAGAACGCGCTAACAACCGGATACGCTAATGGCAGCACGTTTCCAACAAACATTTTACACGGAAAAAGGCACGGCAATAGGTGTAACCATTGACGATAGTTCTTTTTCCTCTGCAAGTAGCCCGTCGGGGTTCAGCCTAACGGATTTGCAGATAGTTTGGCGTGGAGACGATTCAAAAGAACGCTACTCCCCTATCATTGGTAGCGAATGCAAGTTTTCTATAATAGTCAACAACGACGCACTCAATGACTTCATAGAGGATTTGGTGATAGCACCGGAAGGCAGATTTACGGTTACGGTATCCACAAACGACGGGTTCAGCGTTATTACGCGGTGGGTAGGTTACATTACCACCGACCTAACAAGCATCGAAGATGTACCCACCGACCTGGGATATATCGCGAATATTAGCTGTGTGGATGGCCTGGGCTTCTTGAAGGGGGTGCAATACGGCACGATACTAAACAACCCATATAGCGGCAAAGAAACCATTGTACAGCACGTTTTGAACTGCATCAACAAGCTATCATTTATTAGTCTGTATTACGGTACGAATACTAACGTAGTGCTTCGTACGTTGGTGAATTGGCATGAAACAACCTGGACATATAGCAGTAGCAAAGACCCTTTAGCAAACACCCGCGTGGCGCACACGGCATTTTACTATGTGGACAACAAGGGTAACAACAAACTGAAAACGTGCTACGAAGTTTTAGAGGCGATATGCCTGGCATGGGGTGCTCGTATCGTGTTTTCGGGCGATTCTTTTTGGTTGATGCAAGTCAACGAACTTTCAGCGGCAACATCAAAGACGGTGTTCACGTACAAAAGCGACGGTTCGGCATCCACCGAAAGCAGCGTTGATTTGCGGCTGGAAAACGCGCAATTAAGTCCAGGAACTACCGATTTGATACGGTTTGGCGGCGGATACTTTCAGTTCTTCCCACCGCTGGAACTTGTTACAGTTGACTACAACCACATCCAAAGCCGCAACCTGTTAGCGGGAAAGACGTTTTTGAACGGCAGTCCTGTAAGTGTTACCCCAACGGACGAAATAGACGGAAGCCCTGGAACGGTTGCGCTTAATTACTCCGCTATCCTTCGCACGGTTACAGACTGGCAGGCGCTTACGTTCGATAACTTCTTCTTGCAGTTCAGCATCAAAATAGAGATAGGAGGCTACTTCTTAAAAGGTGGCGTTGCGGGCGTTTCACCGGAATGGACTACGACCAATACCGACCGCTACTATATCCTATCCCCTATCATTACCCTGGAAGAACTTACGCAGGTGTTCAGCGTTAGTTTTCTTACCCCTCCTATACCGTCTGGCGTTGTGGGAACATTGACTTTTAC